GGAGCTTCAGCCCCGACAGATACCAGTTGCCCGACGCCTGCACGTACTGGTTCATCGCGGTTTCGTCCCCCAGTGGTCTTCCAGCCGGTCCATGCCTTCCTTGATCGCCCGGGTCTGCTCCTTGATTACCGCAATGTCGGTCCCTTGTGACTGAACCTGCGGCTCGACCTTCTCGACACGTTGGCGCGTCTCGGCGTGGGCGGTCTCGACTGCGGTGACTCGTCCACCGAGCGTCGCCCACGCGACACCTGCAGTCCCGGCCCCGGCGAGCATGGGCCCAAGTAGTATGGCTGAAATGTGGAGTTTGGAGAGCGTCATCAGAAATCCTGATTCGTGAAACTGATTCCTTCAAGTACAAGGGAGTTCGCAGCACCCCACAGTGCGCCCGGATCTACCAGCGTTAGGTCTCCGTTCGTGTCTACCTGTAGCTTGACGATACTGGCCCCACCGAGAATAGCGCACGGGAGCGTTAGCTGCTGGTTAGACCTCGCCGCTGCCGTGGGGATGTTGCCGATTTTATAACCGCCCGTGGGGGGAGCTCCCGGATTTGTCACAGTGCCCGTGAGCCAAGTCCTGCCGTTGGCATCTTCGTACCATCCGGAGTTCAGCCCATCGGCCCAGCTGCCAGAGAACGTTATAGCACTGACCCCGATGTGTCCCACAATTGCGATTAATGCTCCGAGGTCTTTTAGGGGCTTCATGGTCACACCGTTAGGAAGGAGATTCCATCGAGCCAAATGGAGACTCCGGAGTTGATTGATCCAGTTACATAAAGCAGCCCAGCAGAGTCTACTTGAATCACGACCGCCCCCGACCCCGATATGCCGGTATCTTGCGCATAAAAATTCCTTGTCGCAGTAGGACGCAATCCGGAGGGAAGTCCTGCGGTCGTAATTTGGTGTACCCCAGCGCCAGTTCCCGCGGAGTTCAGAACAGAGCCCTCGAGACGCACGACCCCTGCAGCATCCTGGTAAAAATAGGGAGTCGTGCCCCCATCTCCCCAGTTGGTTTGATAGCCGAGGGAACTCACAAGGGTCGGGCCGGTCGGGGGAATCAAAGGGATCGTCCCCGCGGCGGTCTTGATGTTGGCGCCCGTGGACGTAACCCATATGTCGCCGTTCGCTGGGGATGCCGGGGTGCTTTGGGGAACCGCGTTGATCGCTCCGCGGTTCGAGTTCCCCATGCCCTTCAGACCTGGTCCGCTGGAGCCCCCTACGCCAGAAGCCCCGGCGCCCGTGCCGTCCCCAATACCATGCTGTCCGTCTCCATTGCTGCCCGTTCCCGCTATGCCGAGAGCCCCCGCGGTACCCGTCGCGCCGCCCGTCGCGCTAATCCCCGCACCAGTCCCATTTCCTGTCGCGCTGATTGCGTTGCTATTCGAAGTAGTCCGTGAAGCGGTGAGCCCATTAGTCACCGTAAGCGCATTGACCGAAAGTCCCCCGACAAAGGTCACGAGCGCGTTGAACGTCTGCGCGGCAGTCCAGGTATGCGACTGAATTTCGAAATCGTTCAAATAGTCGCTCCATTGCCCAACGAGGTTCATCCACCAGTTGAACCAATTGCTCGGAGGAACTTGATCGATCGTCCAGCCGCTCGCGATCTGTCCGCCCGAAGGAGCCGCGAGGTTCGAAAGCGATGTATCCCAATCGGGGAGACTGCTCGGCTTAGGGGCTGGCATTGGCTAGTGCTCCTTGGTCGAAGCCCTGGCCCGAGCTTCCGTCGAAGGTGAAAGTAGCAGAGGGGGCGAAATCTGACCATATCGTCCAGCCCCCCACGCCCGCGGCGCGAGCCTCATTGATGAATCCCGCGAAAAGCAGCCCGAGTGGGTAGGATAGCCCTACGCCACTGATCGTCATATTGAACGCAGCGGGCTGAAAGTAGGCGAGCGCCAATGTCGCCCCCATCGGCACAACCAGCCCTAGAATCGTGTAGAGCTCTTCGGGTCCTCCGGACGAACGATTGATGAGCACTCGAACCTGAATCGTCAACCGATAGAAGTCATCGGCAAAGCCCCCGCGTGGCTGCCCCACAATCTTCCCAAGCACGTCCAGTTGCGCGCCGACCGCCGTGTTGATCCACCTACCCACGTAGACCTGGATCAACGCGTCCTCCAGGTCCTGCGCAGGCGCGCAGAGTGCGCGAATCAATGCCTGCGTGTTGGGCGTCTTGTACTGCTGCACCAAGCGGTCGACCGCCTCCTGCGCGACGTTCAAGTCGTGCAGCGGACTTTCGATGAAGTCGCTGAATGGCAGCAGGAATGGTAGCTGCGGTGAAGGCATGACTTAGAGGATCGCGCCGAAGCTGTACCAGGTACCGGGTGTACCCGCCGCAGTGCACACCCACCCCGTGTTCCCGAGATGCGCCGGCACGGTGTTGATTATCAGGTCACCCACCTGGTACGGGCCACCCGAGACAGGAGCCGCGCTGTCGAACAGCTTCGTCTGCCAACCTTGCGCCGTACGCCCCTTGAACAGTCTCAGCTTGTTGACCTGGATGGTCCCGCCGGACGACGGCGTCGCGAGCCAGCCTACATCAAAATCGCCCACGCAAGTCCACGTGACAGCCCCGTCGACGCACGTCTGACCAACCTGAACGGCTGCTGCGAACGGTGCGGTGCCTGTGCCGCTGAGTCCTCCGTTGTTCGCGCGGTAGATGGTGTTGCTGACCTGGATGTGATCCCCAGTCGAATAGGTGTGCGTGTCGGTATGGCTGGCGTACGTGCCCCCCGGAGCACTCCGGTAAAAGAATTCGGAGAACACGTGCCGGCCCTCGCTCAGGAGTCGCCCTTTCTGTTGGCCTCCCAGGTAACACTGGAAGGCACACGGGCCGCCGGTCACCTCCACCCAACACACGAGGGTGTACGGGCCAGACGCCTGGCTCTGAAGGAACTGGGGCCAGTTGCGGAATAACTCCTGCGCGCCTGAACCGGTCACGCTGTCTGCGTACGCGCCTAGCGCGTCGGTGGTCGGGGTGTTGGTTGCCGCACCCCCGGACGTCGCACCGAACGCGGCGTCGTTGCCCAAGAAGCAGTAGACGAAATCTGCTGCTGCAGCTTCGCCCGTCCCCAAATAGGACTCACGGTCGACGATTGAGACGACCTGGGAATCAGAGTCCAGACTGTGAGTCACGGGCTGGACGTTGTTCTTGAGAGAATAGGCGCCGTGCGCGACCGCGTGCGCGCGCTCCCACTCCGGGATGCTAGAGTCCCAGTGGATGCCCAGCCCGGCCGTAAAGCCGGTCGAGTCTTCGATGATCAACAGATTTGGCAGGTTGAAAAACTTCGCGTCGTAGTCCGTCGTGTAGTTCGCACTGGATTTGAGGATCACAGCATTAGGCTCGAGAGTGTCCGTTACACCGTTGCTGATTGGCTGGTGCCATTCAACGAACGGCTTTCCACCGCCCTCACCACCAAAGCTGGTATGGTCGCACTCAAAAAGCGTACCTTGCCCGCTCACTACGTAGCACCAAGCTCCGCCGTCCCCACCGACACCAACGAAGCGCAGGCCGCGCAACGTAAGCCACGTGTTCGCGATGTAGAACGGATATTTTTTGCTAGTACTCCACAATCCGCCGTCGATCTCGAGTACGTCGCACCCAGTGAAATTGACGATGTTCTGGCCATTATCTGCTCCACCAGAAATGTCGTCGTTGACCTGGCAATCTTTCATGAGGATGTCCGCCGAACCATAGAACCCGCTCAGCACAGCACCGGTCTGCTGCATGAAGACGCACCGGCTGATGACGGTGTGGCCCTCCGTGTCACCGTTCGAGAAAGTGATCGCATTGCGCCCGCCCGAGAACGTGATGCCTACGAACACGGCGTTCCGCGTCACGTCGCCGATGCAGTCGATCCCGGACCCCATCTGCAGAATGGCGTTGTGGTCGGAGTACATGACGAACATCGCGGAGAGCGTGGTCAGCTTTGAGGTTATTTTGTACTGGCCGTCAGGAACATAGACCGCACGTTGTGACCAGAAGCCGATGGCCCCGCCAGAGCCTGCGAAATTAGAGGAAACGGACTCGTTGATCGCGCTCTGGAACGCCGAGGTCGAGTCGGCGACGCCTGTCGGGTCCGCACCGTAATCCAGGACGTTCACGTGCCTGAACACCATGTTCCTGGGGGTCAGGTCAGAATTCGCGTTGGCGAGTACGCGCTTGCCGTCCGTGTAGACGTTCGCCTGGTTCGCAGCGCCTGCAGGAGGGCTCGTATTCTTCTGGAATGCGAAGTAATTCGCCTTGCCCCCCTCCGAAGGAACTCCGCCCTGCAGCGCAAGGCGTAGGTCGTTGATTGCGGTCACCATGGCATTGATTTCAGCCGCGGTCACCGTTTGGTTCGCCGGGGTCGTCGCGACGTGACTATCGACCTTGGTGCTGGGCAACGTGGGATTGTTGTCGTATGCGCTCATTACGGGACTCCAAAGGTGACGTTCACGACGATGTTACCTGAAGAAATCTGGCCTAGCTGTCGTGACGTGATGCTGACCGTAGCGCTGCTCACCGGAGGGTTAGACGTGCCGATCAAAGGTAGGCCCGGGTCTAGAATGCCGGACACTCCGGGCAACCCCTGCGCCGGTATGCCTGCGAAATACGCGGAGGACAGCTGCGCCGAGAAAATGTCGTAATCAGGCGTGAGTGTAGCGCTGTAATCGACCAAATTCTGCGTCACCTGCGCAGCCCCGTTCGCAGGCCATTGCGGCGCGTAAACGAGCACGTTCACCGTCACCCAAATTGGAACGATGACGGGTCGGCTGAATAGGATGCTGTGCGTAATTCCCTGACTGTCCGTAATCGTCACGGGGCTCTGATTGCCCGTTGTGGCGATGCCGGCCGCGACGTTCTGGAAGATGGCCGTGCATATGGCAGTCGGATCCCCGCCCTGGACGAGGACTTCCACGCTGTGCGGCGGCATCCCGTCGGAGTTCGTGACGTCCGTCACATTCTCGAAGACTGTGCATGCTGTAACCGCGGGCACCTGCAGGACAGCCGCGCGGATCGCCTCAATCGCGGCCTTGCCCTGCCCATGGAGTTCCTGCTGCCTGCGAATCCTGAACGTGGCGTCCGGCTCGACGGAGATGCCCAAGACGGCGTCCGCCAGGTTGACGGCGTTCGACCACCCGGCGACCGGTGTGACGATGGTCTTGAGGGTATTCTGCGCGGCCACAATGGGGCCGGTCAGCACCGAAGCCATCGGAATATCGACGGCACCCGTCCCTGCACCGACGTTGAGCCATACGAGTGCGCCGTCTGTGAAAGTCGTCCCCACCCCGCCGGTCGGCGCGGACGAGGAAGTCCCCGCGTGCTGGCACTGCCACACGAAGCTTGTACGGTTCACGCGTTGTCCGACGGTATAGCTCGTCGCGTTCGCCCACGCGGGCACTGCGGTGATGGTCCCAGAGGCGAGAGTCTGGAAGACGCTGCCCGTACCGACGACGGACACCTGGCGCCCGGTGTTCAACACCGTCCCGGGCGTCCCCGTCATCGTCTCGGTGACCTTCGAGGACAGCGGGACGAGCGGGAGCGTGCCGGTGATTGCGGCTACGTTCACCAAGTCCGAGTTGGTCGCCGCGTCGGGGTTGAACGCCGCGTGCACAACTTCGGCCAAGTTCCACAGCTCGAGGTACCGCTCCTTCATAATGCCGACAATCTGCCCGAACCTACTTTGCGCGGTGAGATTGATGGATGCTCCGAACGCGGCCTGCAGCGCGGCATTGAGGTCCGCCTCGATGTCCTGGACCTGCTTGCCCACGAACCCCTGAGGGAGCAGGCCGAACTGCGAGCCTAGACTCATGGGGACACCGCCACCGTCGAACCGAGTAAACCCGCGTCAGTCTGGGCTTCCCAAGTCACGTTGCACAAGCGTCCAGTTGTTAGGGAAATCTGAACAGACAGCACCTGCGACACCCCGCGGCGGGCGGCGAGGGCCGTTGCGACTTGAGACTGCATCAGCGCTAAGTTCGGCTTCTTCGAGCCGAGCACCCGTGTAAACCACGGCAATCCTTGACTCTGGTCGGCGAACCACTCCCCGAACATGAACAAACAGGTAGCGTTCAGGTCTGAGATGATTGACGCCTCATCGGCGACGAGCGGCGCGAGGTCCTGACCGACGACCGCCAGATCGTAGTTCACGTCGAGGGCCAGGTCGCGGACTGTAGCCATACGCTTAAGTTACGCCACCTTGACGATTGCCGAAACCGCTGCGTCAACTGCGGATTGGTAGGCGTTGATTTGCGTCCCGAACAGACTCGTCGCCGTCGTGAACGTGTCAATTGCCGTTAGCAAGAGCCCGGTATTTGGGCCTGGAGGCATTCCTGGGTCTGCGTGGGGCTGGATTCCCGTCGCATAGGTGCCCAGCGCGGACAGGAAGGTACTAAGCGCCGTTTGAAAGGTGTTCCACTCTACAGCCAGCGAAGCGCTCGCTGTGTCGAAGGCTGTGCCCTTGAGCGCAAAGTTCGACGGCGGGGACGCGTCACTTGCCCCGAGTTCCACGGAGGACGGCCGCAGGACGACCTGCGTCCCACCATCCGCCCCGAGCGTCATCCCGGAACCATCCGCCCCGGTCCACGACTTATTGTCGGGGTGCGCGCCTGGATAGAAGACCGCGTCGGCGATGTGGTGCCTACGCTGCTCAAGGGGGCTCTGACGCCCGCCCAGCTGTTTCCACGCGTCGATCGACAAGTCGCAGATGACGACTTGTCCAGTATCCCCCTGTTGGATGGGGAACGTCACCCTGAATCCCCCTGCCGCGGG